TGCGCCTCAGTTTAAGGGTAAGTCACAAGAAAAGCGGCGCCAGATGGCAATTGCAGCTAAGTTGTCTAACGAAGAAGTTGAACTAGACGAAGGACTGATGCATGATCGTTACATGCGTAGCCACGGCAAAGAGGCTAGAGGAACTGGATCTTGGGCTTTCACAACAAAGCAGTATGGTTCGCCAAAAAAAGAAGATATGCATTTTACATCTGGTCAAAAAACATTAAGCGCTGCGCATAAGGAAGCAGCTGCAAAGCTTGGAACAAAGAATCTTTATGTTATGGAAGAGGTCGAAGAGCTAGATGAGTTGAGCGATACGTATTCAGCTCCTGCTAGAGTTCCACAAAAGATGATTAAGCCTGAAGCTGCTCGTAGAATGGCTAGTACAGCTAATAGAAAAAACATGTCGGACAAGGATGTTGAAACCGTTCTATTCAATCAGGGACACGGTCGCAAGTCGTTGAAACTAATCAACCAACTTCGTAAGGAAGAAGTTGAAGCAATTGATGAGGCGATTAACTTTACGGCGCTGGACGCAGTAATAAAGGGCCATGAAGGCAAATCGTATTCAGCTACGTTTGACGCTCATGGAAGCAGCATTCATAACAAAATTAAAGCTGTCCGTAAAGAGCGCGATAATCAACCTGGCACAACTAAACATGCAACGTTCTTACATGATAAGATGCTTCAGGCATATGCAAGCTGGTATAAAAATAAAAAGGCTGTCAAAGAAGAATCTGAAGCTCCTTTCGAAGGTCCTTACAAAAAGACCGGTACTGTCCGCAAAGATGAATACGGAAACGTAATACAAAATGTTCCTCGTCATCTTGCTAATAAAGCTATAAAGTCTTTGAAAAAAGAAGACGTAATCAATCGTGCAATCGATAAGTATCTTCCAGAAGAAGTAAAGTATACACTTGAAGAACGATTCGCAATTAAAATTCAGAATGTACCAGAAATGCACCAAGATACACTTATTGAGCTTTTCGGTGGTCTATCAGAATCAAATCAAAAGAGTATGCTTCTTCAATTAAGCGAAGATGATGGCGTATCAAAGCTTCTTGACTTTGCAATCAAAAATAGAGGTGAATAATGGCTGTCAATATTATATCTAATAGAGCTCGTACTTCTACTGTACTTCACGTAGCTACTGCTAATGCAACCTTAATTATTGCCGGTAATAATGCAGTATCTAACGTTGCTTCTGCAGGTGAAACCTTGACGGGTGCATATATTACACAGGCCGTTTGGGGCTGCGATCCCAATGGTTATATTGTAATCAAGCGCGGCACAACACCCGTTGCATATTATGATTCGACTGGACAGCATGATTATGCTGGAGCTGGAATGCCAATCAACGTAGAAGTATCGGCAAATCTTTCGATAGAATTTGTTGGATCAGTTAATTGTTTCGTTATGTTTGAGATCCAAAAGATTGGTACAAATTTAACTGCAAACTCACAATATTTCTAGAATTGAGAGCGTATAATGAAACTCATGATTAAAACAATGGAAGATCTTCAGTACGCAACTGAATATAATTTGAGTTAATGTATGACTGCTTATATCATTACTTCAAACAAATTAAATTTATCTACTACATTACATGTAACAGAAAATTGCGGATTAACTATTGCCGGCGATAATACTGTGTCTGATATTGCCATGGATGGTGAAACATTAACAGGTGCATATATCAATCAAATATCATGGGCATGTACGCCTGGCGCATACCTTCAAGTATTAAGAGGAGCATCAATAGCCGGCATATATGATTCTTCAAGTGTTCATGAATATTCTGGTTGCGGTATGCCTCTAAAAATTAATTCTGAAGAACCTTTAATTTTTAATTTTATAAACGGTAGCGGTTTTTGTATAATAGAATTACAAAAAATATTTGAGCCAGTCATCGACATTGAGCCAAATTATACGCTAAATCTTGACTTTATTAATCAGTTGTTTTACGTAGGATAAGTGATGGGATTTAAAACGTTCAGTGAATTTATTACTTTTTCGCGCACGACGAACGCCACACTGGTCGATAGCACCGGCCGGGTGACCTACGCGCCGAACAACCAAGTGACACACTCAGAACAATTCGACAACGCCGCTTGGACGAAGACGAACAGCACCATTACTGCAAACGCAACGACTGCGCCTGACGGGACGCTTACTGCCGACAAACACATCCCTAATAACGGGGCGAATATCGGTGTGGGGGCGTCTGAAACTCGTGTCTTCCAGAGCCCGGCGGCAACTATTGGCGTAAACTACGTATATTCTATGTATGCCAAGGCGGGAGAGTTTGACCAAATTGAATTTGGCGCTATTGCCACGCCGACAGTAACCGCAAAGTTTTCACTGACTTTAGGTACGGTGCTTAATGGAACTAATGCAGTTATTACTCCTGTAGGGGATGGTTGGTATAGGTGTTCATTTACTGTAACTGCCGGTGTTACTGGCGCGTTGGCGTTAAGGTGGTCTGCTTATTCTAGTACTGTCTCGGTTGGCGATGGCACCTCTGGTATTTTCGTCTGGGGTTCGCAGTTCGAAGCCGTCACCTATCAGACGACCCCCGGCGCGTACAACCAGACGGTGGCTTCGGCCTACTATGGCCCGCGCTTCGACTATGATCCTATCACGCTTGCACCAAAAGGCTTTCTGATTGAAGAGCAGCGAGTGAACTTGCTGCTGCGGTCAGAGGAAATTTCCGATGTAGCTTGGCTTAAACCCAATGGTGATACCGTATCTGCTAATACAAGTGTGGCTCCTAACGGCACAACTACAATGGATACGTTTGTTGAGAGTGCTTCCACCGGGTTGCACACGCTAGTTCAAGGTGCCACAATTACTGCAAACACATCTACTACAGCAAGCGTATTTCTGAAAGCGGCTGGCCGTAGCATTGTTAAGATTAAGCTAAGTGATTCAGCTGATACAAATGGTGTTTTTGTCGAAGTTAATCTGACAACTGGCGCGATTGCTACAGCTGCAACGTCTTATGGCACTGGTAGCAGCGCTAGCGCAACTATAACCAATTTTGGTAATGGTGTTTATCGATGCACCTTGACGGGCACAGTGGGAACTGGAAACACCACAGCAACGTTACGACTAAGGTCTTTGGTTACAGCTGGTGACAGCGAAACGTTTGCAGGATTAAATGCTGCAGCATTCATAGTCTGGGGCGCGCAACTCGAAGCTGGAGCGTTTGCCACCAGCTACATCCCCACCGTGGCTTCCACGGTTACACGCGCAGCGGACAGCGCGTCGATAACAGGCGCAAACTTCTCAAGCTGGTACAACGCCAGCGAGGGGACGATTGTTTTTAGCGGTGATAGCGTTCGCCCAACTGGTATTTCTCCAGCCACACGTACTTTTCAATTTGATGATGGCACAGTTAACGAAAACATTCGAAGTGGTGGCACAGCTACTCTTCAAGTCGTTGACGCCAGTGTTACTCAGGTCAACATCACTCCTACACCTGCGATCCCCTTCGATGGCACGGTGTTTAAGTTCGCATCAGCCTATAAGGCAAACGACTTTGCCAGCGTTACAACGGGCGCTGTTGGGACGGATACGAGCGGAACCATCCCCACGGTAACGCAGCTATCGCTTGGTGGCGGCGCAAGCGCGGGTATCCTCAACGGCCACATCCGCACGTTCACTTACTACCCGACGCGTCTCACCGACGCACAGCTACAGGCTTTAACATTATGACCGACTTATATCTTATGACTAACACCGAAGCTGAGATGATTACTGCGTTAACGTCTGTTGGCATTATTGATGATGAAGGCTTCCCAATAACGGGTGTCTCGCTTGATCATATTGGGACATTTAGTCGTGCAATAGATTATGACAATGCAGGCGAGCCTATTTTAGCAGACTATCCAGACTGGCACACTAATTTACGTGGTAACTTTACTGACGAACAACTTACTGCGTTAGAATTATTAAGTGTTCAACCAGTAGTTCCATACCGAGTGTGGGCGTAACAAAGTAAATAATAATCACTTTATGTAAATCTCGATTTAGTAGGACGGGTCTATTTAAATTATAAATAGATAAAAGTAACAGTTAGAGGCTAAAATGAAACTTATCACCGAACGTATTGACGAAGTTCAGTACATTACAGAAGCAAAAGAAGATGGCACCAAGAACTTCTATATTGAAGGCATCTTCCTACAGTCGGCGATCACAAATCGCAACGGTCGTATGTATCCAGAAGAAGTGATGGATAAAGAAGTTGGTCGTTACGTTAAAGAAGCAGTTGACGCAAAAACTGCTCTTGGTGAACTAGGTCATCCCAATGGTCCACAAATCAATCTTGATCGTGTTTCACATAGAATTGTAGAACTTCGTAAAGATGGCTCGAACTATATTGGTAAAGCAATTATCTCTGAAACACCAATGGGTAATATTGCAAAAGGTATCATGGGTTGTGGCGGCCGGCTTGGTGTTTCATCACGTGGCATGGGCACAGTGAAAGAAAATAGACTAGGCATTAATGAAGTTCAATCAGATTTTAGATTAGCTACTGCTGCCGATATTGTTGCCGATCCTTCTGCTCCTGATGCTTGGGTGAATGGCGTTATGGAATCAATGGATTGGGTGTATGACGATCGTCTAGGTTGGAAAGCCATTCAAATCGCTGAAGAGTCAAAAAAAGAAATTGATGAAGCAGTTCGTAAGAAAGAACTTGCTGAACGTAGAGTAGCAATGTTTGAAACTTATCTACAAAAACTTTCAAATATTTCACGTTTATAAATAAATTAAATAACATTCGGAGATAAAAAATGGAATTAAATCTAGAAGAACTCAAAGCTCGACTTGATACTTTAACTGAAAAAGAAGCAGATGATTTGATTAATGAGCTTCTAGAATCAGGTGATCTTACAGAAGAGCAGTTGGAAGAACTTAACTCAGAGTATACAGAAGAGGAAGATATGAACGAAGCAGCAATTGATACACTTAAGCCAGGTGGTGCACCCGGCGAAACCAAGGCGCAAACACTTGATACCTTTGTTCAGCTTCTTGCTCAGCTTGGTAAAGAAGATCTTTCAGATCTTTTCAATCAGGTTCAAGCACAGTATGGCCCAGGACAAGCTCCAGGCGCAGTTGATAACTCGCAGAACAATGCAGCTACAGTTGCAATGAAGCCTTCTGCTGCAGTCGGAACCGGCGCTTGGAAGGAAGATCTTGATAATCTTTTCATTGGCGACGATCTTACTGAAGAACTTAAAGAAAAGACTCAGGTTGTTTTTGAAGCAGCCGTCAATACTCGTGCATCATTAGTTGAAGCAAGACTTGAAGAGCAGTTCGAAGAAGCAGTTGAAGCACTTGAAGAAGAATATAACGAAAAGCTTCAAGAGCAAGCAAATGAAATCTTTGAATCAGTAACAGATAAGCTTGATCAGTATCTTGATTATGTTATCGAAAAGTGGATGACTGAAAATGAAATCGCAGTTGAATCTGGCATTCGTGTTCAGATCGCTGAAGACTTCATGGATAGCCTACATAATGTATTCACAGAGCATTACATCACAATCCCTGAATCAAAACTCGACATCGTTGCAGATCTTAAGGAACAAGTTGAAGAACTTAGTGAAAAGCTTAATATGGTTCTTGATGAAAAGATTCATCTTGAATCAGTCAATAAAGAATTCACGAAGTCTCAAATTATTGAAGATCTTTCGGAAGACCTTGCAGAAACACAGGTTGATAAACTTTCAACCCTTGCCGAAGGTCTCGAGTACACAAATCCAGATAACTTTAAGAGAAAGGTTTCTATTCTCAAGGAGCGTTATTTTGGTACATTATCAAAAACAACCGGTCTAATCACTGAAGTAATTGATGGTACAGTAGATGAAGAAAGCGCTACTACTGGATTTACTACGCCAGAAATGCGAGCATATGCTCAAGCAATTTCTAAATCTGTAAAATAATAAATAATATTAAGTCAAAAGACTTAACATATTAATACCAAGGAGAAGAAACAAATGTCTTATCTATCTGAAGAAATTCAAAATAAGTGGAAGCCTATTCTTGAACACGAAGAACTTGCACCAATCAAGGACGTGCACAAGAGAGCAGTTACTGCTCAGCTTCTAGAAAACACCGAAGCAGCAACTCGCGAAGCACGTGCATCAATGCATGGTAGCTTCCTTGGAGAAGCTTCACCTGTCAACTCAATGGGCACATCAAGTGCTGGTACTGGCAACGTCGATACATTCGATCCAGTTCTTATCTCACTTGTTCGCCGTGCAATGCCTAACCTTATTGCTTACGACGTTTGCGGCGTTCAGCCAATGACCGGTCCAACCGG